TTAATTGTTTTTAAAACATCTTTTACAAGGAACATATCCATTGTCTAATGCACGCTCTAAATCAATTTCAGTTACATTTTTTATTCCACTGCAATGTTTATTATAATGATATTTATTACTGTTGTTTGTTATATATACAATATTATGAGGAATAATATTCATATTAAGAATTTGACCTAAATATGTTGTGTCCTGTGGGTAATTACTGCAATGCTTATTAATTTGCTCTTCCAACTCTAAATGTAAATATATATAAGGACTTCTATAATCCATTAGACTGAGTAAAAATAATAATTGGCTAAATCCTGGTGGCATATATTGCTCTTCATCAGAAAAAATTTCTTCGTTATGAAGAGTGTAATTACATTTATGGTTATATATTCGTCCACCATGTGCAGCGGTATTTCTATAATCTAAACATATAAATAAAGTATCCATCATTAATGTGCATAATGCTTCATCAGATATATTTAAACTGTTAGTATCATATAGTTTATGTGCAAGTTTAACTAATTCATCCTTTTTGAATAAGTCAATAAAGTTGATGATGGTACTAAAGTAAACACTTTTAAAAAGAATCCATGGAGGAACATTTCCATATTTTTCAGCATAATGATGAATAGGGTTTTTATCAGTATCAAGAGTCTTTTTCATTGTGTCGAGTATATATGGCAGGGTAATCTTTTTTTTCTTTTCTTTTTATTTCTATAATTTCTGTATGATAGATAATTTTCCTCTTTGGTTCCAAATGCTTCAGATATAACACTTGCAGCAGCTTCTTTAATATGTTCTTCCAGATCTTGCATTGAAGACATAACAGAGTTGCGAAGATTTTTATCCAGCATATATAAAGAATGAATCTGGCCAAAGGTTACACCTGAACGATACTGGATAGAAGAATCCGTTTTAATGACGTAAGGTTCTCTATAACTTTTAATGAGATTAGAGTAGCCAAATAACTCTAATGTATATTTAGCGTAACCAATATCATCTATAATTAAATTTTGCGATAAAAGTTTTTTAATCTGGTCATCAATTGATGAAAAAGGTATATCAGTCATATGTATTCTCCTTATATGCAAAAAGAGCCTTGGAATATAATTCCAAGACCCTTTCGCGACCGCCCAGCAGTCATTCACTATTAACAAGTGACATTATATCATATGTAAAAGTCTTGTCAAGTATTCCAATATATTTAAATTTATAGAGTTATAATGTAATTTATAATCTATGTGCAAATAGCAATTCAATCTGTTGTTCGATAGTTAAAAATTCTTGAGGTTTTTTGTTCATATATTTTTCCTAAATGCAAATAGAGGACTTGAGACATTACATCTCAAGTCCTCTATTCACAGCCAAACAAGTCAGCCATATCTTCTTGAGATATAATACCGTTTTTTGTTGTCATTATCAATAAAAATACAAAAATAATTATCGTTTTATTTAATTGTATTTTTTATTAGTTATTTCCACATCTCCAGCACATAAAAGGTTGGTTCAAAGCCGATAACATAGTTGTCAACTTTAGTGCATACACCATATTTATACCGGTAACAATCTATGGCATCTTTAAGAAACTTTTCAGTTACATTAAGGTGTTCTGCCATATCGTGTAATGTGCGGCAGTGAGCTTTGTAGCAATCAATAATACCGCTTAGTCCAACCTGTTTGTTATAAGCCCAAAGGCGGGCACGTTGTTCCTGTTTCCGGTTAGCAGTATCAGACATATCTAATATGTTTCCGGTGGAAGTGTAGAAGTGTCCAAGCTCCTCTGCAAGTACACAGGCTTTTTCTTTCTGCGTAGGTAAGTCGTTTTTGATAGCAATACGATTACCCTTTATTCTTCCAGCATTAGCAAGAAGAGGTTTCTCCTTAGTAATCAGATTATTGTTATCAGCTTCAATAAGTAATTCCTCGTAATTCAAATATATCCCCTCTTTAGATTAGAAATTTTCATCATTCATAATATTTTCATCATTTGCTTTCTCTTCACTAGTTGCATTATCAAGCGAGTGCGCAGCGTTTAGTTCTCCATTTTCAAGATTTAAGTCTAATTGAATTGGAAACTTATTATCTTTAAGTCTATTTGTAATTATACTCTTCATAACGAATTCTATTTGCTCAATAGAAGATTTAGCTAAATCGTCAACTTCTTTGGGTGATAATTTTATTATGCAATCATTGTAAATAATTTGAAAATGATTAGCAAAAAATGAGAAGTCATATCCACTGGCATTAGCTAAAATATTTATAGCATATAAAATTTCATCTGATATATTTGCGTGAGGTGTTGATATAATGGAATTTCTTGATTTAGGTACGTCATATCCCATTAACCAAACTTCGCTAACATTAAGTGCCAAACTTAATATAGAAAGTTTTTCTTGTCCAGGTTCTACTTTTCCGTTAACATATTGGCTTAAATCATTTTTGTTTAGCTTAATATTAAATTTTTTGCAATAAGGTTCACATATATTTAATATATCAACTTGTCTATAATTATTTTCTTTCATTATTTCTGATAGTCGTTTCGATGTACTAGATATTTTCATTAACATCACCTCCATATTTGGAATATAGCACAAAAAGTTCAAAAAAACAATACAAAAAATACAAAAAAATTGAACTTAATATATTGACATTGAATTAAAGAGGTGATAATCTATAAATGTTCAAAGACGTTGAACAAATGAAAGGCGGTGAAAAATTGTTGTATGATTATAAAAAGTTAAGAGGAAAAATAGTAGAGAAATTTGCAACTTTACAAAATTTTGCAAGAGCAATGGAATGGTCAGAACGTACTTTATCACTTAAAATTAATAATAAAAGATATTGGAAACAGTCGGAAATTATAAAGGCTTGTAAAATATTAGATATTAATAAGGAGGATATTGTTGCATATTTTTTTACAATAAAAGTTCAATAAAATTGAACAAATTAAAAGGGATAAAATGCTTGCAATAAAAGCTCAATTTCAAAATTTCACTATGGATTATTTGTTTTCAACAGAAGATATTCCAAGCAAGTAACATACAAGGAGGCATAAATGTGAAATTCGATAATCGAAATTTGAAAAATCGAATTAAAGAGATATATGGAAATCAAATTAGTTTTGCAAAAAAAATGGGATTATCTGAAAGAAGTGTATCGCTAAAACTTACAGGCATAAGACAATGGACACAGAGTGAAATATACAAAGCGAAAGAGTTGTTGAAAATAGAAGATAAGGAAATAGTAAAGTATTTTTTTATAAGAAATTCGTAATAAAACAAAAAACTGTCAGAGGCGTTATCTCTAACAGTTTAGTGCTAAATTTTTTTACTTTTTATACTTTGCAGATTTTCATCACACATAATAACGCTAAGTGTTTCTATCAAGTATTCCACCACTTATGCTGTTTTAGTTCAGCATTAATTACCTGCCCATTAGCTGGTGGAAAGCAAGGAACATCCCGATATGGTGAGGATTTATTAACCAGTTCCAACCCGTTACTCTTGCGAGCATTTGTTACGCCATATCAATTATTACATTATACCCCAGTTTAACGTGCTTTGGGTAACCACGATTGCAACCTTAACTAAAAAGAACAGGGCAGATAAGTTTTTCTATAAGTAGCATATAGAGTCTCCTTTCCTGCCCGATAAGGACAAGTTAATGTTAACAAAAATTGAACATAAGTTCAAGAATTATTTTAAGCAAGTAACATACAAGGAGGTGAGAGCGATTGAAAATAAAACATATAAGTACATTATCCGTAGCTACGAACCATTCATAGAAGAAAAAGCCAAGACATTTATACAGGCAGTATCAGCTATAAAGAAAATGAAAGTATCAGGCATTAAGCATTATGAAGTTATAAGGATACCATTCAGAGAGAGGCATCCTAACTTCCCAATATATTTTTCAATAGCTGTGCTAGTGATTGTAATGCTTTCTGAATAAAAGGATTAGTGTATACATCATAACTGCTTAACAAGGCAAGTATGGAAATGATTACAGGTATCCAGAAACGAAAAGAACTACGGCGTTTGTAACGTAGATACATATTCCCTTTGTCACTAATGACGTATTTTTTGAAGTTTTTAGGGGAGTTATCTACAAGACTGAATTTATAAAGAAATTGGTATCTTGGCTTTTTGCGAACAGTTTCCTTATAAACACCTGTTAATTTTATGCGTATGAGTAAAAGATGTTCATATATTGATAGTTCTAATTCGTTGAATGGTGTTGGCATAATGTATCCTCCTGTAAGCGTTTTAAATAAAGTATATGAGCTATGACAGAATTAGGCAAGGTGATTCAAGCAAGTAATATACAAGGAGGTGAGAGCGTGAGAGAGAATACAGATGAATTAATAGACAAGCTGGCAGACAACATTGTTGGTGAGGTTTTAAATGAAACAGGCACTAAGGAAAATGAGCAGGAGTGTTTATCTGAAAGAATAGAGAATGCTGTTGGATTACAGGAATGGAGAAATTGGACAACAGGTGAATTAATAGTAGATGGCAAGTTATTTACTGGTGAAAGTGCTAAGAGAGCTACTCAGATTGTTAAAGCATTAGATGGTTTAACAATCCGGGAAGCTCAGGACTTGTTAGAGAGAGTAAATATACATTTACTTAACTTTGTAGTTACCACAGATAGATGAGATCAGCTTAAGGAGTGAAGAATGATAAAGAGAAAAAACACAATAATAGCAGCTTTAATATTAGGTGCATCATTAACAATAACAGGTTGTAGTGAAGCAGATAAAGTTAATTACAATATGTCAAAGCAGGCAGATTATTTTGAGTGTGAACGAAAAATAACAGTATACAACGCACGTACAGATAAAATCATTATGGAAGCAGAAGGCTATATGAGCATAAGCAATGATAGTGAAAATGAACTTGTATGTACGGTTAAAACTGGCGCAGATGAATACAGAAAGAATTACATATATCTTAATGATTACACAATGTATGTTGTTGAGGATATAACAGGAACACATTCAGACCCATATCATTACAAGATGTATTTTCATACAGAAAGTCTTATTGATGTGGATACAAGACCATAAAAAGGAGAAGATATGAACACAACAGCAGTAGCAATAACAACGATTATCTGCATAGCAATATTAGTTTTATGCAGAGATGATAAGAAGCAGTAATCAGGACAATCAGCTAAAGCATATAAGACAGTAAGTATAAGCATAAGAGGTGGTATGTATGAAATACGATTTAAAAACAACAGTATTCCCTGATGGGTGTGTTGTGAATGTGCATTCACCACAACTGTCAGAGGACGAAAGGGCTAAAGCAGTTGCTAATCTTAAGGAAGCAGCTCAAAGATATGCCAGAAGTGTTATTAAGCAGAAAACGATAAAGGAGAAAATAAAACAATGAGGATAACCGGGGAAATAATTGCATTTAACAAGAGAATCAATGCAGCTATTGCAGATGGAAGAATCGAAGATGCATCCAAGTGGATGTTAAGGCTTCACAGGCTGGAGTGTAAAACAGGTGTTCCAATAGGTGATTACAGATTAAGAAATATATAAAAAGAGCTGCGGTGAGCTAGTAGCACTAACAACACCGCAACTTAATAAAAAACATCAATTATAGTGTAGAACATTTAGGAGTAAAAAGCAATGTGGAATTACAAATGTTTACATTGTGGCGCAAGACTGGATCCTGGAGAGAAATGTGATTGCCAGGATGAAAGGCAGCGTTACTTAAGACAGTTTAGGATGTCTGGGAACGGACAGTATCAGTTTATATTTGGAGGAATGAATGATGAGAAAGAGCGTAACAATATCAGTCAAAGAGTATAAGAAGCTTATAAGGAAAAGTGTTCAGATTAACATGTTAAAAGAGGCATTCAGAGAAGAATCGTACGTATCAACCAATGAGGTTAAGAGCATATTAGGAATTAAAGGAGAGGAGAACGCTAATGATTAATGTTAAGGAAACCATAGAGCAGATATTAAGAGCCACAGGAAGAGATGGCATGGAAGACTTACTTAAGTATATGGAAGAGGCTGGATTCTATACAGCACCTTGTAGCGGAGCATATCACCTTGCAAAAGAGGGTGGGTTAGCAGAGCATTCACTTAATGTATACAACTATATGATGGAGCTTGCTGATGCAGTAATGTTAGCCGGTGACAGAATGGATGTGGGTGAGAGTATAGCAATATGTGCTATCTTACACGATCTTGGCAAGATGGGAGATCATGGAAAAGAGAATTATGTTCCTAACTATGTAAGATCCAGAACGAAGAATAAGGAAACAGGCGAATATGATTACATACAGTCAGAAGCTAAGCCTTATGAAATTAATAAGGAACTGGCATACATAGACCACGAGGTTCGTTCTGTGATGATAGCAGAGCGTTATATAAAGCTCACAGAGGGAGAGGAGCAGGCAATACTATGGCATAACGGATTATATGGCATATTCAAGTATGAGATACAGGGTAAGGAAACACCGCTATATATGCTGCTTCATTTTGCTGATATGTGGGTATCAAGAGAAGTTGAGAAAGAGAAGGAGAACTAAGGGATATGGAATTAAATTTCAGACGTTTAAGAGCAGATGAGATAGACTGCAGGATAGCCTCTATCTCAGATAAAGGCTTGAGCCTTTTGTTATACAAGGATGCCAGAGTGGATCAGAACATTCTTGATGAAACTGTGAAGCCGCTTAACTGGAAGCGAAGTCATCAGAGTATAGATGGAAGATTGTATTGTACTGTTTCTATCAGAAATGATGAGACAGGCGAATGGATAGATAAGCAGGATGTAGGTGTTGAATCGTATACAGAAAAGGAAAAAGGACAGGCTTCAGACAGCTTCAAGAGAGCCTGCTTCAACTGGGGGATAGGCAGAGAGTTATATACAGCACCATTCATATGGGTATCTGCAGATAAGTGCAACATACAGAAAAATAGTAATGGCAAGTATGCCTGCTATGACAAGTTTATTGTAGAGCAGTTACTATATAGCGAATCCGGAGATATAGTTGCTTTAAGCATAAGAAATACTAACAGAGGTGTAAGAGCATTTCTTATGGATAAGAGAGTCAAGGAGCAGGCATCATGAGATGCACAGGTAGATATAAGGATGTAGCTATTGATTTCAATACTATGAAGCAGATGCTTACATTAGAAGTTGATGGTGAGGTTGCAGAGCAGTTCATAGAGCTGAGGGATAAAGAGAAGCTTGATATTGAGATTAAGCCCCACAGAGAAAGACGAAGCCTTGATGCCAATGCATATTTTCACGTTCTTGTAGGCAGGATTGCTGATAAGACTAACACTTCTAAGGCAAAGATTAAGAACATTCTCCTGGGGCGGTATGGACAACCTCAAGAGGTGGCTGAGGGAGTAGCAGCAGTTATAAAAACCAACATTCCAATAGAAGCAGCATATGAAATGGAAGAACCTCATCTTAAGTATATCAAGTATGAGAAAGAAAATGATGTTGAAGTATTTTTCTACAAGCTGATCAGAGGGAGCCATACATATAACACCCACGAAATGTCAGTATTAATAGATGGAACTGTGGCAGATGCCAAGGAACTGGGGATAGATACAATGTCTCCGGTGGAGCTGGCACAGCTTAAGGAAAGGTGGAACATATGAGTAAGAAGCTTAAGAGTGTATTCACAGATAACATGGATGAATGTATATTCACACATACGTCACCAGTAGAAAGGCATCATATATTCGGAGGACCTAATAGAAAGAAGAGTGAGAAGTACGGATTCGTAATTCCACTTCGTCCGGATCTGCATCCTAATGGTGCACACGCAGGACAATCTGCAGGTGTTATAGATGCAAGACTTAAGAAGATGGCTCAGAAGTATTATGAGCAGCATTATGGCACCAGAGAATACTTTATACAGGAGTTTGGAAGGAGTTATCTGTGACTTTATAATATCACACAATCTACGTTGTCACAGAAATACATATAAGCCCTGTGGTACATACTTCCACAGGGCGGAAAGGAGCTGAATGCTCTATACATTTACAATCAAAGGTACGCTTCCAGGATTAAACGAATACCTGAAAGCAGAAAGAAGCTTTCATAACCGGCATAGTACTGGCAACGATATGAAGCAGCAGTATCAGATGATCATATCTAACGCTATAAGGCTTAATCTTAAGCGTACCCATATAAATAATCCAGTCCGGATTAAATACACATTCTATGAGCCTAATAGAAAGCGTGACCTTGATAATATAGCAGGGGTTGCACATAAGTTCATACAGGATGCACTTGTTAAGTGTAAGGTGCTTGATAATGACGGATGGAATAACATAGTAGGCTTTGAGGACCATTTCTTCATAGATAAATATAATCCACGTATAGAAGTGGTGCTGGAAGAGGTGAAGCCGTGAATACAGAGCAGAGAATCGACTATATAAAACAACTGAACGGGTTTGAAAGGTGGCTCGAAAGTCATTACTTGCCGAGTGCTGCGCAATTATTGTACTACAAGTTATTAAGTATCAATAATATGGCAGGGTGGTGCGAGTGGATACAAGTAGATAACCAGCGAGTAATGTCTCGTTGTCAGATGTCAAGAGAGGCTACGTTAGTCGAAAACAGGAATAAATTAATAGAAGCAGGGCTGATAGAATTCCAGAGAGGGAAGAAAGGTAGTCCCAATAAATATAAAATTTGTACTTTCAAATCCGTAGGGAAAACCGTAGGAGAAACCGTAGTACAAACCGAAGTACAAACCGTAGGAGAAACCGTAGCCATATATAAACAAAAACAAAAACTAAATAATATAGCGCCTGCGCGCGCAAAGAAAAATAAATTTACAAATTACAGTCAGCGTGAACGGCGGTCAGATGAGTTTTATGATTCGCTGCTTAGTAACTGACGGAAGGAGTATGCATGTTAGATTTAGAGTATCTTAACAGATTCGGTAAGGATCTTGTTTCAGAAACTGACAGGCTTTTACAGGTGAAGTCTGCCTATGAGGAGATAAATCCAGAGGTGTTATACAAGGCGGAGCTGACAGAAGATGGACGTAATATCGGGTACACAGCTTTTGAGAATGTTCCAGGACTTAAGGATATAGCCACGGATACATCTGACTTTATAAAGAGCCAGATTGGGAAGTATCTGGAGGATAAAAGCAGCAACCTGAGGGAGTGTATAACGGCTATGGTGGAAGACATTAATGGGAGTATGGATCCAAAGCCTGCTGATTATAAGAGCAGGGTTAAAGAGTGCGGTGTGGATGAGGAGCCTGTTATTCAT